ATGGCCAAGGATACCCGCGATACACAGACCCTCGACGCCTTCCCGGCCAAGCCATCCAGGGGTCGGCCTCGCAAGGCTGACGCGCTCTCCAATGCTGAGCGGCAGCGCCTCTACCGTCAGCGGCAGGCGGGCAAGGCACCCCAGGTGGACGCGGATGCCCTGGTTCGTCTGCAAAACGAGTTTGACCGGCACGTTGATGATGCGCGCGCCCTGGTGGCCCATCTTCGAAAGACCATTGCCCAGATGGAGCTTGAGGTAGATCTGTGCCGCAAAGAGCGATCCGATGCCATGCGCGTCAACAGCCTTTACCGTGAGCGCCTGGAGCTTGCTGGTCTCCCCACGGACTATTAGCCCCTCTGATCCTTCCCTAGTCAGGTGCCGCGCTCCCGGCTCGTCGGATCAGCTTCACCGATCCGGCGAACGGAAGCACGGGCGAAGCGAACACTTGACGTAACTCCCCCTGAAACAGCCTCAGCTCGGGAGGGAGGGACAGCTCTTCCGTCCCTGCCTCCTGAGCCCTCGGCGGCAAGAGCGGGTTGTAGGGCAGCGCCCTACGATCTTGTTTGCCGTCCAGGGTGCAACCCTGGCCGTCGGAGACATTGCTCTTGGGGCTCGGAACTGGCCCCGGAGGGGTGGGGGTGCTGTAACACCCCCACTTTGGTATGAAACTCCATACTTACCAGTCGCTCCAGGCCCTTCTTTTCCGTCGGTGAGCCCTTCTGCGCCGGTGGGTGGAGCCGGTTTCACTCTATGTGAATTACCAGTTTCCCAGAGGCGGATACCTCCAGGCTGCTGATGGCGTGTTCGAGGAAGGCGTGCACGATTTCTGAGTCTTTCAGTGGCTGGAGCCCGCGCTTCACTAGCTCTTTGTTGACCTCCACGGCCTTCTTTCTCAGCGCTTCTTGTTCGGCCTGGGTCAGTCGGATGTTTGTTGGCATGTGGTCTCTCATTCGGTGAACACCTCTACACATATTCGTGTGTGCAAGTTATAAGTGTTGACGTGTGTGCATGTGCGCGTCTACATTTCGCGCAAATGTAACGTGTGTGCATGCATCCCATGACCGTTTCCAATGACCAAGGTTCGCCAATGTTCTACGACTGGATATCCGGCTATCAGGATTTCCCGTTCGACATTCCGCAGGTGGGCAAGGTCATTCGACTGAATGTTGACTCGGAGACCAACGAGGTGCTGAGCCAGTCGTGCCCGGCCTTCCATGCTGAGGGTAGCTACAGCACGAAGTTTCGCATTCAGGTGGCAGGGCGCCGGGTGTACGTCGACGGCAATGCGAGCCGCGTTAACCGCCTGGACAACCTCTACGGCCTGACCACGCTCGCGGACAACATGGCCGTCATCAATTCGATCTTGACCGCACCGGAAATCGGTCTTCCGCCGCTCACTCGATGCACCCGGCTTGATCGTCTGCAGGACGGTACGGCGGTGGTGGACGGGTTCACTTTCACTCGGATCGATGCGACCCGGAATCTCTTCGTAGGGAAGGGCAACGAGTCGGCATATCTGCGGGCTCTGTCGAGCCAGCGTTTCCGGAACTCCATCGGCTACTTGTACCCGGACGGCGGCACCGTTGTGTGGACGCCCAGCGGGGGAGAGAAGGCCGGTCGCCTGGTGTACCCGGGTTACTACAACAAGGGGCTGGAACTGACCCGGCATTTGCTGCCGAAGGTTCTACGACGTTACGGCGCTGAGTCTGAGGAGTATCGCTACGTCAGCCAGGTGCGCGACTGGTGCGTAGAAGTCGGAGTTGTCCGCGCTGAAATCAAGCTCAAGAGCGAGCTGCTGAAGAGGGATTGCCTCTGCCATTGGGGCCTGTTCGACGAACAGCGCATCTGGGATCACCTGGGCGAATTTTTGAAGGTGGGCGACAAAATGACCCTGACCGCACATGACATTGCCAGCATTTCCGAAGAACTGATGCGTGTAGGCGTCTGCGACTCCATGCAGGCGGCTGGGCGTACTGCGACTTACGCGATGGAGTGGATGAACGGCAAGACGTTCGATTTCAACAAGTCTGCCGTGAAGACGCATCGCGCCCGTCTTCGGGCTATCGGCTTCGATATCAAGCTGCCTTTCGACGCGTCGCGGCACATGTTCTTCATCCACAACGTGCGCGAAGTCTCCCGCACCTTCGACGTGCCCGCGCCGAGCTTCTACCGGCGTCCGGACGTGCCGCGCCATTTGCGGCTGGTGGCCTGACGTGCTTGCGCCGACTCTCCAGGCTCTCGCGCTGCTCGCCGGTGCCGTCACCCTGGTTCACGCCCTCGGCGTGTGGGCTCGGTCATGAACATGAAGACTCGCATCTTCCTGCGCACGCTGCGCTTCGTTGCCTACAACTGGTGGCTGCCGTTCTTGCTGGGCAATGTCTTCGCGCTGGTCGGCTTTGCCTTCACTGCTGATCTGATTAATGACGCGTTCGTCTCGTCGCTCGAAACGGTGGTGCAGTCATGCGCACGGTGAGCTTCCAGGGAGACGGCCTGTCGGCCAGTCAGTACCGGTCGATCCAGCTTCGCCAGCAGGTGAGGGCGGCGGTGAATCAGTCCGTGTTGCAACAGCAGGTTGCGGCCACTCTCCAGGCCCTGGAGCAGCACAAAGAGCAGGGCGGTAAGCCCGAAAAGGTCTGGTCGATGATCTCCAACGAGAAGGGCACGCCGTGGGTCGGCGATGTGTTCGGGTGGCCGTGATGGCTATCGAGATCAACCGCCAGTCGTACATGGCTCTGCGCTCGGCCCTGGAGCTGGAACTGCTCGATGTCGGCATCGACTCGCCGGACCTGCTGAGCCGGCTTATGCGCCACGTGCTGGCCACCGAATCCTCGACTCGTACTGACTCGCAACGCGTGCGCCGTGCATTCGTTACGGCCCGTAGAAACCCGCTGCTGGGCGCAATCCCTCAGCACAGTCCAGGGCGCACAAATCGCCCGTATATCCGCAAGAGGAAACCCTAATGCCCTTCGTCTATCTCGGCCTGACCCGCGACGCCGGAACCTCGAAAAAGACCGGCAACGCCTACGACATCACGGTCGTGCACTTCGCCGTCGATGCCACGCAATCGACCCGGCCCGACCGCAAGTTTGCACTCGGTCTGGAGCCTCAGAACTTGCCGATCGCGCCGGAAGCGGTCAGCCAGTTCCAGCGCGTTGAACCGCTGTCGTCGGTGAACTTCGAGTTCGAGCCTGACCCTCGGAACATGCAACGCAACCGTATTTGCGGCGTGAAGCCGGTGCCGAAAGCGGCTGCTCAGGCGGCGTCGTAATTCGGACTGACTATTAAGAATCAGGGGTGATCGAAAATGGAAGCGGCAATGCAACTTTTAAGTTCGGTCACTTTTGAAAGTCTCACGGCGGTATACGGTTCCGGGTTTATCTTGACCTTTGCCGCATATGCCGTGGGTTTAAAAGTGGGAATCGTACTAAGTGCGATCCGTAAACTATGAAAGAGGTGAATCATGGCTGATATTTTCGGTGCGGTAGACTTTTCCAGCGTTTCCACCTGGGTCGTAAGTGCCGGTGTTGCGATCATCGGTATTGCGATGGCGTTCAAAGGGATCGACCTGGGCAAGCGCGGCGTTAAGAAGGCCTAAGGGCCAGGGCAGGGGGCTGAAAGGCCCCCTGTATCTTATGGAACCCTCTCAACTTACATTCACAGCGGCGGACCTTGCGCTGGTAGTTCACGCCCTGGTCTTCCATGGCGGGGTATTGGCAGCATGGGCATTTATCGCCGGTATGCGGCAGCGTTTCTAGCATTCGCGTTTTTTCTCTCCTCTGAAGTTTCGTATTCCGCGACTCGAAAGAGCGTCACCGTGCCTAGTGCAAGTCTTGTTGCGCGCGGTGGCGGCTCTCCTTCTGTTTCCGGTCCATCTTTAAAGATTCCTGGCCAGCCTGGTGTTGAGTATATTCCTCGATCTGGCGGCGGGGCTTCTGGTGTTCCGATAAAGATCATCCCGACGATTGATTTCTCGATCCCAAGGACTATTAAAGGCAGTGTTTCTTCGCTCAAGGGTGGAATTGCTGGCATTGCTGCAACTGCGGCCATGTCAATGGCTCTTGATAGTATCGGGGGCTTTATTGACGAGAATGGTAAGCCGGTTAAGAAAGTAAGTGACGCCCCTTCGGGGGCCGTGGCGGGCGTTTATTACGCTAGGCCGCCGCAAACGGTCGGGGGTGTTTATCTTGATCTTAAGTATGGGCTGACTCGCCAGCAGGCCTGCGAATATGAGGTTACTCAGAGTGGCAACTGTGTAATTAGAATTAATGGCATTGTGAGTTCTTCTATTATTTACGCCAATAGTTGTGACCCTGGCGTGTGGTTTAATGTTTCAACTGGCAAGTGCGATAGTTTGTGGAAGCCTGGCGAGCATACAGAGTCGTTGACTGACCCGGATTATGACGATATTACGGATTCACTTTCTGGTGTGGTTGATCCGAATTGGCTTAAAGATTTGCTAACGGCGACGTGTGAAGGGTCTTTGAATCCTGCCGCGTGCTATGAGCAGATGTCTGAAACCACGCATCTTAGCGGGCCTTCATCGGTAAACGGCCCCAAGACCTCGACGACGACGACGACCACGAATCCTGATGGCACTACCAGTACGACGACGAAGGACACTCAAACTAAGTATGAGATTAAGTATGGCGATAACTATATCGACTATACGGAAACGACCACGACCACGACCACGAAAGACGGTGATAAAACCGAAGAGACGACTACGACCGACACTGATGACGTGACGGCAGAAATTCCTCCCGAAGAGAAAGAGGAGGAGGGCGGTAGTTTTGAAGATGCCGAATTTCCGGAAGTTAAGCCGTTCTATGAGCAAAAATATGAGGATGGGTTAGAGGGTGTATGGCGTGACAAGCGCGCCGAATTTGAAGATACGGAATTTATGAAGTTTCTCCAGGGGTTCATTCCGTCGTTTTCGGGGCGGTGTCCGGCATTTGGGCTGGATATGAATATTGCGTCCTGGGCGAACTATGGTTATCAGCAATTCGGGTCTATCTGCTATGTGCTTGATTTCGTGAAGGCGATTCTTATGGTTTCGGCCTTGTTCTTGTGTCGCGCTCTGATTTTTGGGGGTTGATATGGCTGGGGTTTTTAAGTTCTTTACTGCGCTGCTTGCTAAAATTGTTGGGTTTGCAAAATGGCTTCTGCTGGTGTTCGCTCAGATATTTAAAGATGCGTGGAATATGGTTACGGATGTTGTTTGCTGGGTATTTGAGCAGACGCTTTCTATTGCGGCCTCGGCACTGGATGCAATTGCGATACCATTCAACCCGCAAACATATTATGCAATGATCCCAGCAGAGGCGGCTAACATGCTGGGCTATGTGGGTGTGCCTCAGGCTATAACGCTTATTGTCGGCGCTCTGGTCGTTCGATTCCTGTTGCAAACTATCCCGTTTGTCCGCTGGGGGTCGTAATGATTAACTTGATCCTGGGCCAGCCTGGTGGCGGAAAGTCTCATGAGGCTGTTGTCTATCATGTTGTTCCTGCGTTGAATCAAGGGCGAAAGGTCATCACGAACCTGGCCTTGGATATGGATAAGTTCAAGGCGTTTTTCCCGGAGTCTTGGCATTTGATCGAGCTTCGGGATTCTACTGTTGAGGTGTTCAACAATGAGAGTGGCGAGGAGGAGAGTAGGGTAGTACGCCCGTTTAGTAGGGTTGATCATTATGCGGACCCTTGGCGGCATCCTGATGAAGGATTCGGTCCGCTGTATGTGATCGATGAATGTCACCTTTCGATACCGCTGCGCGGCACGCCTGTGCCGGTTGAAGAGTGGTATTCGCTTCATCGTCACGAACTGGCTGATGTGCTGTTGATCACTCAGAGTTACGGCAAGATCAACCGTGCAATTCGTGATCTTGTCCAGGTCGTGTATCGCTGTAAGAAAGCCACAGCTTTCGGCACCAATGATCGCTATATCCGCAAGGTCCAGGACGGTCTGCGCGGTGAGGTCGTGAATACCAGCATCCGGGAGTATCAGAAACAGTTCTACGGATTCTGGAAGTCGCATACGCGGTCTTCGGCCGCAGGCCAGGAACTGGCCGCCAATGACATTGTGCCGATCTGGAAGCGCTGGCCGTTCAAAGGTGCTGCGCTGTGCTTCCTGATCGTCATCTGTCTGTCGACGTGGAACGTTACGCGGGAAAAGAAGCATGCGCCGCCGCCTAGGGTTCAGCCGGTGGCTGCGAGTGTCGATTCTGCGCCTGTAGGTGCGGCTCCAGCGGTTCCAGCGGCTCCGGTGATCGAGGCCAAGCCTCGGGGGCCTGAGCAGAAACTTCACCCGTTTCAGGGGTTGTCGATGCATCTGGTTGCAACCATGCGCGGCAAGCGCTTTCGGGATGGTGTTGAGGAAGAGTTTCTGGGCGGTTTTATCCAGCTCGCGAACAACGGGCAGCCGGTCAGTAAGGTGTCGTTTGACGATCTGCGCACCGCGGGCTATTCGATCACTTGGGAATCGCCGACGGTCGTTTCGCTGACGTACAAGGGCTTCGATATCGGTTACGTGGTAACGGATATGCCGCTGGTATCCGCAGCAAAGGACATCGCAGTAACCACGCCTGTGCAGGCGCCTTGAGGGAATCGGGAGGGCTCCCGCTTGCGGGCGGGACCCGATTCCCGGCGGTGCCTGCGTTCTCGATTAACCCCTTTGACGGTCGCTCCAGGGACAGCCCAAAGGCTCCAGGCCCTGGATATCTTCGCCCGTTTCCAGCGTCGATTTCAGCGTCGGATGACTCAGGGGTTCTTATCCATGGCTTCGCATAATGTATATTATGTTAAATTAAATGCTATGTTAGAAGCCAGGATGATTCAGTCCTAAAGCGTCAAGCCCGATCTGGCGCTGTGCTGTACGGTGGTCGCTAAGCTGCTACCTTCAACGCTCAGGCGTCCTCAGATGTCATTGCCGAGAGCCTGGTGGTTGCGATGATGACGTCGTCCTCTGAGGTCACCGTTGCCAAGTACCCCTCAGATCTCATCTCGTTGACTAACCTCCGGTTTGACTCGGTGTTTCTTACCTTGATCTTCTTGACCTTCGCGCTCACGGTTTTGAAGTCCTCATCGTCGAGCAACCCTAGAGCTGCGGCAACCTCCGGCCACTTCATCCCAGGAAGACATTGTGTCAGCATTTCAGAGCGCTGCTCCGAGGTTAGGCTCGCGTTGCGAACCAGATGTCGCAGCACAGGCATCAGCGGATCAGCAAACCTTTCGCCAGCTTTATTGGCCAGCATAGATACACGGCCGAGCTCTGGAACCGCTTCCGGTTTGCTTTCAATCGTCTCTAGGCTAAGCCCTGACCACATCTGAATTTTCTGTGTGAGTGGCAGCGCTTTGCTTTTGCTCAGAGTGAGCATCGAGTCGAGCTGGAGAGAACTGATATCGATCTCTGCCTTTGCTAGATCCCACCGTTCAACCAGGTACTGGCCTTCGAGATGTGGGCAAGTATTCAGTACGATCTCCCTGACTTCCGAGCTGTATGGCAGAAATGATGAGGCTACCAGCATGACCCACCGCCCTTCAGGTAGCGCTGCTTTTATCATTGATAGGTCTTGAAGCACGACGCCATCGAGCAATATTTTGAGCACGTCATTACTGATACTGGTGGAGCTCAGAAGATACTGTTGCAGCGACCAGTCTGCGCTCGTTGACTGCCACAGCTTGCCCTTGAGAGACGATGCGTTCCGAACGATGAAATCGGTGAACACCGTTTGTAGTGGTCAACCCATCCCGGACAGTGGGTTGAGTTTTTCTTCGGCCACCGCAGGTGGTACCGCTGGACTTCCTGCGCCGTCAGGTAGCCAGTCGGCGGGACCCATTCCGACTTCAGGCTGCGGAACAGACGCTCCATCGGCGAATTGTCCCAGCAGTTCCCCCAGCGGCTTATGCTCTGCTGCATCCGGTAGCGCCACAGTCGCTGCCGGAACAAGCGGCTGGCGTAACTGGCTGAATCCGAATGGAACAGCACCTATTGTGGCTTGCCGCGCTGTTCGTAGGCCATGTCCAGGGCCTTGATCACCAGCTCGGCATCCGGCTTGGCCGAGAACGCCCAGCCGATCACCCGCCGTGCCTGCAGATCCAGCACCGCCGCCAAGTAATGCCAGCGGCCTTGCGCCCAGATGTACATGATGTCGCCACACCACACCTGATTGGGACGCTGGACCGCGAACTCGCGGTTCAGCCGATTCGGGATATCCGGCCGCTCAACCATGGCCTGTCTATAGGCGTGCGAGCCCGGTTGCTTGCTGACCAGGCCCAGCTCACGCATCAACGCGGCGCGCATCGACCCGACGACGTCGAAGACGGTGGACGTAGTAGCAAGACCGCGCCACATCGAAAGCTGAACAGACCACTTCCACCGACTATCGAGTTTGTCCGACATCAAGAGAGCGGTAGCCTTTTTTAGGATCGCTTTCTCCCGCTCCAGCCGGTTGATCCGAGCCTCCAGCTCCTAGATCTTCTGCTGTTCTGGGGCGAGCGCCTTGCTCTTCGGGGTCACGCCGTCGCGCTCCTGCTGGAGCTGTTTCACCCAACGGCGCAAGGCCGACCCAGCGAACGGCAGGCGTCGATATGGCTGTAGCCTTGGTCCAACACCAGGGGCGCGGCCTCTCGCTTGAACTCGGCGGAAAACGTACGTCGTTGCTTGCTCATCAGACACCTCTCTCACGGCAAGGATTGTCGCCTAAATCGGTGTCCGGGATTACAAACTGCCCTTCAAAGCTAGCTATTGGTCGTTCTCTGCCGGTCTCAGATCCGATGCAAATGCTTGGTCCAGTCAAATGCAATCAGGTGGTCAAGTAAGCGCAATTGCGCAGCGGCGAGCGGTAGTTCAGTGCGCTGCGGATGTTCCTCGTTGTAATCCTCTCTCCCCTTCAAGGCCTGACACAAGAAGGGCATAATGGCATAATGCAGCCACCTGCATCGCTTGCTGCCAGGAAGCGATGACGTAGCGATAAGGAAGTCGCCCCGCAATGCTCTTCCCTTGCTTTCCGTCATTTCTTGATATCCGTAAATCAT